TCACTATCATATAGTGTGAGTGCCAAGCTACCCTGCTTGGGCGGGATTTCGCAGTAGTTATCCCAATGTGACCTTCGCCATCCACCAATCCTGCTAGATACGCCTTCTCTGTCTCGGTTGTCATTTCCTTCACCTCCGAGACAATTGTACCACACCCTTACCGTGTTTGTCAAGTCCTTACTCATTACATTCATAAATCACCCTAATCACTATGAAGTCGGAGCCGTGGCATCTGAAACCATCGAAAAAACCCAATTAGACAACCTTATGCCGTAGGCGTATTCATCATAATGGTATACGTGCTCTCCACCCCCACCCCTCTTCTCATTCCTTACGGATATGATTCGAGCGGCACGACCTTGAACTAGAACGATTCCATCCATAGCGAATACACCACCAGTAGCATCACCACTTCCGTCTATGGTAATGTTTCCATCCTCATAGACTTCTGTGCCAGCTATTGGTAGACTAAACGCATTTTGGAATACCCTAGCCGTTGGACCCTCATCAACCACATAAGTTCCCACACCAGCCACCAGTTCATCATAAAGGTCTTTAATCTGGAAGCCATGCAAGACTGTTCGGATTGGTTTGTGTCCAGGTTCAGTGGTGTTACTCGTAATGTTGTAAGCCGCCGAAGCGATATATCCTGAAGTTAAGGTAACACCCGCACCAGGGTCGGAAGTTCCAGTTGCACTGGCGAATAATACCAGCCCATCCTCGTCCTTCTTTCTCTGGATTGCGTTCTGCCCAAGAGTGCCTATCTTAGAAAAGCCTATTTTGCTGATTCTTGCCGCTACCCTATCAGTGATAAAAGTCTCAATACCTACCACTGTCGGAGTAATTGAAATCAGTGAATCAGCCAACTGTTGGGGGTTATCCAGTTCTGTAGTTTCAGTTACCGCCTGTGCGACTAATTGGTCATACTTGATTTCCTGCCAAGCAGTCCCAATGCCCTCGCCTAGCGTTACATTATCCACAAGCTGTGGCATAACACCCTCGAATTCTCTGACTATCCTTGCTGAAGAACGGACATCATCCAAACTATCAGCAAGTGCAGAGGTAGTAGTCCAACCTGAATTTGCCATATTTTGCTCCTTATTTAGCGAGACCTAATTTCTTGGCTCTCGCCATATTTACTTTATTTAATGGTAAACTCCCATCACCGATTCCCTTCTTGAAATCAGCATCGGAATCACTCCCACCACCGCTACCCGCAGTGGTATCTACCGTGTCAAGATTAAGTTCTTTGCGAAGAGTAGATTCCAAGTTTTTGAAATCATCCTTCATCTTGTCTTCAGTCACTTTCTTGTTCTCGTTTAGTATCTTGGCTACAGAAGCATCAAGCCTGTTTCTGGCTTCGGGTAAATCCTTCGAACCCTCACCCCAATCTATTCTCTTGTCGTCTCTTGCTATTCCAAGATTATCCAGATTGGTTAGAACTTGGCTGTTGACCCTTCCCCAAAAGTCAGCATCTTGCTGTCTCTGTACCTCGTCTTGTGCGGTAGACTGAGAATACTTATCTTGCTCTCGGTATTTCGCAAGTTCAATGGCATTACGAGTTTCCTCGTCTAGCCCACTTAAACCTACTTCATATCCCGTGACTTTTGATTCGGCAAGTCTCGCCCTTTTTTCGGCATTTTTATTGCGGTCTTGTTCACTCTGTAGATTCCGCCGACCCGCATCTTCTGCTTTGGCTACCGCCGTTGCTGTAGCCTCTGCAATTAACTGCTGAACTCTCTCTTCTGTAAGTTCAGGCTTGGGTTCGTCACCCTTAGGCTCATCACCCTTCGGTTCTTCCCCTGAAACTGGCTTCTCGTCTAAGCCCTCTTCTGGTGAAACATCTTCTGCTCCCATTTTTACCTCCATTTATTAAAATAAAAAAGCCCCATTCGGACTTCAAGAGTCTCAAATGAGGCTATCTGTGTAGCTCTAACTATTTAATTGTTAAGGTTCTACTAATACCCTACCACACTTATTTTACTTTGTCAAGCATTCTTTTCCAACACGAGTGATTTATGGTGTATGCGACACAGCCACCTTACTTCATATGGCTTATCATAATCATCGTGGTGTCTTTCCCCCAATTCCTCACAATCATCCACACTACATATTTGCCTATTGGGGTAGCGCTGGAGGGCTAAAGTTCGGGCGTTGTGTTTACCACGATTCCTTTCAACATACGCATATGCAATCTCATTTCCACGTTGGCGATTTTCATTAAACCAGTTTTTATTCAATTGAGCATACCTTTCTTTATTCCGCAGGTAATATTCAAGCCTCTCATCCCTATGTGCGTAGTAATACTTAAGTGACCTCGCTCTGACCCCCTCGCTTGTTTTATATAAAGTTTTCATATTTCTATCTTATCACACTGCACCCTTTAATGCAAGTATATTGGTTATGTCCTATAATAAAGAATTTGTTATATCGTTTGCAACGAGGGCAGACTATCTCTACCTGCCCCTGTAAGTTTTCCCCCAACTTCTTCCCACACCCATCACATCTTAGATTATTATTCTCTATCATTTTGCCTTTCTAGTCTTAACCTCACCCGCAAAGGATTTGCCATCTATGAAACAGATGTGCATAAATTTATCCTTGCCCACCTTTTTAGTGCGGACTCTACCACCACGCTTCACACAAGAATCAAATTCGGGTGGCATTATTTCTTGCCACCCTTCTTTTTCCCTTTATGTATATATAGCATAATTCCTCCTTTAGAACCTATAAAACATCGCTAACGCATTTGTTATATCTTGGGATACGGCTTTAAGTTGACGCTTAAATAACGCTATCTGCCTTCTGGCGAACACTATTTGGGGATAGGAAAATAGCCTCCTTTTAGCTTGAACAGGGTCTGTCCTTTCTAGTATCTTAATCTGGTCGGATATTTGCTTTAACCCCTGTGGAAGCTGGCTCCAAACCTGCTCCTCCACAGCCCAATAAGGTTTAAGAACATCCCTAGCTGATTTAAGAGCTTGGAGTGCTGGAGGTTCGTCCCATTTAGCACCCATATACTCTTCTACATAGTCTAACATTTCCTTGCCATACTGTTGGACAAACAACTGTTCCCTTCTGTCTGCCTCATCAAATCGATAATTTCCGAACTGGTCATACATATCTGGGGTATACATTAATTGGTAGTATTCTCTTCTGGCTACATCTTTGGGGTTCATCTTTATATCTGGACTTAAAGGCTGATTGAAATACTGGTTTATCTCGACATATTCAGAACTTAGTTCCCTTTGTGAATACATAGCCCTTCTAATAGCCGAAGCCTCATCTGCTTTTTCCCTGAATGTAGTGCCATCTCCAATAGCAGAAAACTCCTTAGAAGCAGTCATTATGGATTGTCTATATCTTTCCTCTATCGCAGAACCTTCCTTACGCCACATATCCCAGACTATACCTTCACCACGAACCATTTTGCTGGTAGTCTCAGTAGCTACTTCTGTGGCAGCCTGTAATTCTGGACTTCCTCTTTCCAATTGTAATTGGGCTAGTTCACCGTATTGTAACCCTACTTCTCGCCAATCCACCCCATAAGCCTCTTGAGCTAATCGGTCTCGTATGTTATTCCTTTTCTCCCAATCAGAACGAGGGAATGTCCTCATACCTAATTCCTCAGCTGCTATCGCTGTCGGGGACAGTCCTTCCTTTTCCATAAACGCCGACTGTAAGGCAATGGGCATAACTTGTTCACCCAGAAACGAAGCATAATCGGCAGGGTTCTCAAATGGTTCACCAAAGTAGTTATGTCCGAACGCCATCCCTTCAACAAAACCTGTCAACGGGGCAGACTTGGAGAACATAAACTTTAAGAAAGGATTATCAAACCTGTTCATTTTGACGAAATCTAACGGTTCGTTCAAACCTTGTCCAGTAGCAGAAGCAGCCACATCAGCACCGAACCTCATAAAGGAAGTCATCATACCCCCAACCCCGAAATGTCTAGTAGTTCCTGTTAGGGGGTCGGTTATCTCTATGGTCATAAACCTTCCAGAAGTGGGGTCGAAATTAGGCTCTTGCCCCAGAGCTTTGGCTATACCAGAATACATTACCGCTCCAGCTGCCATCATTGAACCCAATGCTTTTCTAGCTTGGTCTCCAGTAAATCCACCTTTTAGCATATCGCCTACTAAAGCAAACCCAGCTCTGGTATATCTCGGTGCAAAGAATAAAAACGCTTGCTCAAAATCCCTTTGAGTTTTACCCAATCCCAATCCTTTAGACGACATCACACCTGTCATTCTATCTATATGACGAGCAATCTCCATTAAGTCAGCCTCAGATTTAGCACTTCCTTTTAATCCCTTCCACATCTCGTTTCTCATCACATCACCGAAAGCACCAAACGAAGCCTCAAACCTTCCGTAAGTCTGCCTGATTGCTGTTTTACCGATTGCAGGCTTTCTTAATGCCAATCTAGTTGCCATAGCTGCGGTTCTCTGCAAAGAGGGCATTGCTTCCATAAACTCAAACCCACCCACGTATCCGCCATAATTAGCTCTTTGCATTAAATCGTCTAAGTTCTTAACCAAATACTCTTGGTATTCTTGGGGCTTTAAGAACGCCTTAAATGACTTGGCAGCAGCCCGGCCCCACGCTTTTGGATGTAAGGCAATTCCAGGAAGTCCCTGAATGAACATCGCTGAAAAGTCGGCAGCAGCTACCAAAGTTCTCATCTCACCTGATAAAGTAGCCAGTTTATTAAGCGGGGTGAAACCAACATCATCCCAGTATCTTTGTATCTCACTAGCTACATTCTTGGGATAGATTTTACCCTGAAAGGCTGGATGAAAGATTGTCGCTTCTGTCCCTAAAGTCGGGGTTTTAGCCCTCTCTAAAAGAGCTTGTCTCGCAAGTCTTGCTTTAAAGAAAGGTGCTTTGGCAGCTTCTATTATCTGGTTAGTTTCTTTAGCTAATGCCTTTAGTGTAACTCTTGGAGTAACCTGTAACTTGCTGACTTCACCTATGTATTTGATTGGGATATCTGATATCCCTAGATTCTTGGCTACAATCAATCTGTGCATCCCATCCCAAACAATTGTTGAGCCATCTTCTCTTACCCGAATTACGATTGGTTCAGTTATGCCCTTAGCTTTAATTTCTTTTGTCAGCCTTGCTATTGTTTTGGGTTCTGCTGCTGCTAGTTTATCCAGTGGAAATCTTGTCTCATATCCTAATACCTTCTCAGTAGGTAAAGTGCTAGGTGCAAGTCGGGGTTTAGCAGCCTCCCTTAATCTTCTTCCAAGTTCGGGAAACCTTCTTTCTTGAGCTAGTAAAGTTGCTTCTGGTAACTTCTCACCCCTAACAGCACGATTGATTACCTTTAAAAGTTGCCTCCCACCTACTAAAGTTCGTGCCGTTTGTCTGGCTTCTGCTAAAGTCTGGGGAGCTATTCTAGCAGCCCTTTCTAAAGGTTTCTCACCAAACTGAGCTACCATACCCGCTATCCTCTGGTCTGATATTCTCTTGGCAGCACTTTGAATGTATAATTCCGTAACTCTCTCTAAAGAGGGTTCGTATAATATCCCAGCCTTTACACCCTCAGCAGCAGTTTCGTAAAATCTAGTCTTTTCAAATGCGGCTTTCTTGCCTATCCTGCCCGCACCCCGTCTTATCTTTAAAAGAGCATCATCTACATTCTTGCCGATAACTTCCCTATGAACCCAATGAGAAAAGTCATCAAACTTTAATAATTTAACATCTATCCCCGCTTCTTTTAATCCATCTAACACCCAGGCTTCTACCCTATGGACTTGCTCTATATATTGCCTTTGCGGAACAGTTAATTGATACTTGGCAGGATGCTCGGCTATATCTGAAATATGTTTAGACGCACCCTTAACACTTGCTCTAATCTTGGTTAATCCAGTTGCCTCATCTATGCCGAATAATCTTACCGGGTTAGGATGGAGTTCTCTTAAAGTAGCTAATGCAGTTTGACCTTTACTTAGTAAAGTTTCCTGAACCCTTACGCCTACAAGTAAAGCCCTAGCGGTAGTATCCTCTACTGATGTGGTAACAGACGCAGCCCTACCACCTATCTTTTCAGTGATAGATTTAAAAAGAGGTTGTCTGCCAAACATCTGTGCTACCCTTCTCTGCCAGTCGTCTTTAGTGATAGTTTTTTCAATGGCTTCAGAAGCAGGGGCGATAAATCTTGAAGTTGCTGGTAATGCAGAAGGGATTAGCTTTTTAACTTGCCTACCTGCTAATTGTAAGGGTTTGGTAATTGGGTAAACTAAAGCATTCTCTACCGCTATAATGGGTCTTACTATCCTTGTGCCCGCTTCAGCTGCCCTAGTCAATCCTGAAACACCCAATTTTGTCCCTAGATTAGCCGCCACCCCTAATCCCGCAGTAGCTAAAGCAGTGGCAAACCAAGGGACAGCTTCCAAAGCACCTTTAACGCCAAGCGAAGCCTCTCCGCCACCTAACCATTCAGGATAACTAAAACCCAATTTAACCGATGGCGATTCCCACACATCATATTCAGCCCTTTCTCTTTGCCACCAAGGTAAGTTCTCTGTGCCTGCAACTGATGGGGTAAATGGAGCAGCTAAAAATGTTCCCGCACCCTGTTCTACAGTTCTTATAAAGTTTAAGGCATCTTGCCACCAAGGAACATCTTGGGGGGCTTGTATGGGCGTTACAGGTTGTCTGGTAGTGGGTTGTGTCGGTTGAACGCCTTGAACTTGTGGTTGGGCTTGCGGTTGTTGAACTCCTCCAAACTCCAATCCAAGTTCGGGCAATCGCCTTAATTGGTCTAAAGCAGTATTTCGGTCTAAAGGCGAAAGTTCCTTTAGACGTTGAGGCAACTGTTTCCTAAATATATCTAATGCAGCAGGGCTTAACGCCCTTACTTGTTCTTCAATAGTTGGCATATATATCCCTCTTATGCTGTTCTAAATCTACTGAATCCCCCGAAAGCTCCTGCGGGTGCTCTTTGTGAACCTAATCTAAATTGGGTTTCCTGTGGAGTAGCTCCTGTTCTAGCTTGCCTAAACCCTAAAAATTGGGCTTGGGCTGTCGGTCCCCATCTAGCTTGAAGTTGCGCAGATGGAGTTGTTAATTGGGGTAAACCAGCAAAACTTTGTATTTCTTGCTGACCTGTTTGTCCCCCTTGAAAACCTGGAATTGGCTGACCGACCTGTAACCCCTCTATATTCTGTCCCAGAGGCACCATCCAAGGTTGGACTACCGGGGGTTGCCCTGTAAAAGAAGCATACTGCAACCAATTTATCGGGTTAGCCGCCAATTGTGATGCGAACTGCCTTTGTTGTGTAGCTTGTTGTGCCGCAGCTTGCTGTTGCTGAAATCCTAGTTGAGCTTGAAACTGTTGCTGTCCTTGAGCTATCTGCTGTTGCTGAATGTCAAACTGCTGTTGCTGAAAAGGAGTGATACGTTGGGGTAATGCCTGCTGCTGTTCAAATTCCAATCTCCGATTCAATATGTCTATTTCAGCCATAGCTTGCCGTTGTGATGCCTGTTGTTGTGCCTGTTGTTGCGCAGTCAATCCAGCGAACTGAGGCACCCATCTATTTAAATCCCTATCAAACGCCCACCTGAAGCCCTGTGGGGGTGGTTCTGTAGGAAATGTAGGAACTTCTACTCCTGCCGCTCCTTCGGGGGCTAAACTCACCCCTTCTGCCTCTGCTCGTGCAGTAGCAGCTCTTTCCGCTATCTCTCGTGGCGTTTCCTCTCCCACGACTACACCCTTTGGGGCTTGAAGTCCAAACTTTTCCAACGTAGCCAATGCTGTCGGCGATAAACGGGAAAATGGTTCTTCTCTAATCCATTGTTTATATAAACTGGTTTCCCTGATACCTTCTCTATTTGCAGGCACTTGAAAAGCACCAAAGACGGGCTTTGTCCGCCTGACGTATGATTCAAATAACCTGAATTCTTGTGGGCTTAACTTTCCATCTGGCATTATACTTCCTCCTCAAGTTTTTTCATTTCTTTAAACGCTTTTTCGAATTCCTTTCTTTCCAACTGTTCCCTGAATTGTATCAATGGAAGCATATCTTCCAAAATGATTTCGTTCATCAATTCGAGGTCTTCCTTGACCATCTCCTGCATTATTTCTAAATCGTTAGGCATCTACAACTTCTCCAACTACCTTATAATCAAGTTTCCCCTCTCCCTCTTTGGCGTGTTCTTCAGAGCAATAATAATGGAACTCAGGCTTTGCTCCCTTCATTACTTGTATTCCCCACAGGGCAATACCATCAGTTATTTCGCTGTCACATATTTCACAGATATAAGGCATTAGCGATTACCTCCGCCACCCTGTCCTTGCGAACCACTCACTCCCGAAAGGTTTTGTGCTGCTAAAGTCGCAAGTTGATTATCTAAATCTTGTGCTGAACCGAGTGGTGCTCTTTCTGGAATTCCTGGCACTAATGGTCTTTGACTTTGAACAGCGCCCTGCGTTTGGTCTTGTTGCCCTTGAATAACTTGTCCCTGTAAGCCAAACTGCTGTAAAGCCTGCTGATACAACATCGCAAGTGTCTGGTCTTTTATTTGATTATAAGAGGGCATTCTTCTGAGATTCTCTTTCTCTTGCTGTCGCCTCATTCTTTTAGGGTCAACATTAGACATTTGGTCCCAAGCCCATTCTTGAGTGATAATTCCCTGTCCACCATTCCACATCTTTAACAGAGAGTCCTGTCTTCGGTATTCGTCCTCTTCTGATATTGGTGCAAACTCAACATAATAATTAAAGGGTTCTCTGATTAAATCCTTCTTAACAACAACATCGAATTCATCCGTAGGTGTTCTCGTCCATATCTCGAAATCGCCTGGAATAACATTTTTAACCAACATCGCACATTTGGATAAAATCTGCGCCCATCCATTCTGGAAAGCAGGGGTGGCATATTGATAAATCGCAGAGGCTTCGGCAATTATTAACCTTCTATCTGCCCCACTTCTCACTCCCACTTCAGACAATCCCCTAGCACTTCTGGGTGCAGCGTGACCTGAAATATACTGATTAGTTGTTGCTAATTGTTGATAAGAGGCATCGGGTGGAGTTTTCGACCCCCATTCGTGGAATTCTACTTCTTTATCCCCAACAGGCCAGTATTTCCCATATTCTTGTTTAATCTCACCAAGAGTCCCAGCATCAGCCCCTGTGATATACCCGCCCTTCATTGTCTCACGTTTCATCAGAATATCATTGAGGGTGTAATTGACAGACTCTGAAACCAGAAGGTCGTTCATATATCTCAAAAGCCCGACATACCTATTCTCTGGTTTGTTTTCTGTATCCTCATCACCCAACCCCGATTCAATTAAAGTATAGGGATTAAAGCCATATTTATGAGCTACTACTCCTTTCGGAATCTTTAACATAGCATCAGCTGTAATAGGTGTCTCGCCATCACCAGAAGTTACAACAAACTCGGCTCTATATTTATCTGTCCAGAAGGAGAAGGTCTCTATCATATCATCGGGTTTTCTGCCCTTATCGTTAAAATGTGGCCAGATTCTCTTAACATCATACAACTTTCTCTTATACCATTCTATGACGTAATAATCCCCCCCAGTGTAAGGGTCGGGCATTATATGGTATGGGTTTATAGCCTTAATAACTATCGGTAAAGAAAGATGCTGACTAGCCCTCCATTCATCCAATACCTTGGCATAATCATCGTCAGATTTACCATTCTGTTTAGGTTTATCCACCCATCTATCAGCATCCCAAATAGTCTTAAAAACTGCTAATCCGTGTTTCCAATAATGCTTTGCTCCAACGTGAGCTGGGGCTATCCTCGCCTCAACATTTATGCCGTGAATTATTCCAAGACCCAACTTGCGAAGCATCTCCGCTGATTTCTTGGAGATTTCCGATGTTCCCTTTTTGTTGGTGAAAACACGGGCATTGTTGATGTTAGTATGATTTATTCCCGTATCTACGACATCCCTTGCAGTTGGGAGTATTACTGTGTCTCTTTGAAACTCTGCGGGGATATTTAATCTGCCCTTGAATTCTAAGTTATAAAACTCCTCGTCTGTTTCATAGCAAGTTCTTAGCTTTGAATAGTATTTCTTGCAGAATTCAAACTGCTCTAAAATCGATTCCTTAGTTGGTTTATCACTTCTCTTAGCCATTATTTCTCCTCTTTAGGGGCGTAAAGCTCCATATGGTCTTTAATCATATCTTCGTTCCTGCTAACTGCCGCCCATCCTCTACAACCATCATAACCACACGCGCAAGGTAATGTGACACGCCACCTATTATAAGAGGACTTTGTGATATTGCTTCTCTTGCAATACATTGTCTCAAAGTATTTCTTATGCATATTGCCTCCTATTATATTAGTGGCTCTACTGCATTTAGAAAGCCAGCCTTGTGCAACTCCTCAGTCCATTCCTTAGTTACATATTGGTCATAGTCGCTGTCGTCAGGCAACTCCCTATCCACCACTATCACGACACCTTGAGAATGGAGATGAGCTAGCACTTCCCTTGTGGCATTAAGGGTATTGAACCCAAGTGCCTTTCCTGTAGCACCAAAACAGAAAGTGTTCTTTGATAATATGTGGTTTACTTCCACCATTATCTCTTCTTGTTTAGTCATTTCTTACTCCTTGTAATTGTCTATCTATTAGTCTTTGTATCACTGCGGGGTGTTCTTGCCCCCAAGTTAATGTCTCAATCGGTTTCATTGGTGAAGATGAGGTTCTGACATCGCCTTTCTTTAACCAGCAGATACCGACTGCAATCACATAGTCATCGTGTGTTGAGGACATCGCTTCTATTTTACCTTTATTGTTGGCATTTCTAATTATACCATAAAACTGCTTTAAACCTTGCTGATTGTAAATCTTAATCTGAAAATCGTTTATGGCAGGGATTAAAGCACCGAACAAATCACCCCGACTCTTATCATCTGTGAAGAAACCAATTCTCTTCAAATCATCATCAATGTGATTCCAATCAATCGACTTATCCCCCCTATGCCCCAATCTTCTGTATCCCAGTTCAACTGCTTTCTTGATAACTGTTCTCCCATATAAGTTCGCCTCTATCCACCACAACGGGTTGTGGTATCGCTTTAGTAAAGCCACACTATGTAGTGCTAATGCTTCAGGGGGAATAGTTTTGCTTAAAATATCGGCAACAATATCCCCCGTCTTAACATCCAGAATACAGGTTACATTATAATCCCCACCTACACCTAAAGATACATCAGAAGCGGCGACATAGAAATTACCCATATGATAGTCTTTGTAGATATTGCAGATGGCATTATCAATCTCGTCAAAGTCCTCATTTATCTTCCCCCTGACATCTTCCTCCATTCCTTTCAAGACTTTCTTATCAAAGACTGCCACCGTTTCACTTCTGGACAGAGCTTCTTCCCACGAAACAGGATAGTTCTGCTCCATATAGAGTTCAGGGCTTAATTTAGCAAGTTCCCTTTCAGGGATATTCCGCTTGGTTTCTTCATACCACTCATCGTCCCTGCCTGGTCTAACTGTCCAGTTAAAGAATAGTGCTTTAAAAGAGTTCTTTCCATTATGCCCGTCTAACCAAATCGCCTTCGCTAATGTATCGGGATTCATTTTATCCACAGTAAAGACACCAATAAACTGCCCGCCAGCATCACGAGTTGGTTTAGACTGAAGATAATTTTGGTCGGCAAAGGGATGCCAGTCCCACTCATCACAGATAATAACTGAGGCACTATAACCAACCCCCGCACTTTCTGTGGCAGCGAAGGCTTTAATTGAACTCATCATCACAGGAAACCCCATCTCCCCAGCACTGTCGGGTTTTATTGGTAATTTTATAAATTCAGGCAATTGAGTCCAAATCCTTTTACATTTAGCCAATAATTCCCACGCCTCACTTTCCCCCTTTGAAAACAATAACACCGTAGAACCCGAATGAGACATCGCATACCACAAAGCATAAGCAGCCATCAGCCACGATAATCCGATTTGCCTAGACTTCATTACGGCAATAAGTTTTTCTGTTAACAGTTGCTTGATAACTTCTTTTAAATGAGACCATAGCGATAATGGAATAACCCCACCTACATTTTCTAGCGTTGGGGGGTCTACAATCTTTACCCACTTTAAGAAATGGAGGAAACTCCCTATACACTTGGAAAACTCAATAGTTAATAACCCTTCTTCTTCTGGAGTTCTTTTCTCTTTTAAAAGACAGGCTTCTACCCTATCATCAAACTCTTGGCTCAATTATATTACCCCCTTTACATAAAAACTAAACTTGCTATTTTAAAATAATTTTCTTGAGCTAGACAATAAATCATATAACCCCAACCTGATGCCCAACCCACTTCGACACGCACTCAAAGCCACATCTAATATCGTTGAAGCTCTACCTCAATCTGATTATACCATTCATCCAGTGGTAGAAGGCTATCTTTTCTTGGCAACCGAGTAGCCCGATTACACTTCACGCAAAGCACACGGCTAGTCTCAGGTCTAGTTTCCTTTGCGATTGCGTAGGGTATTATGTGGTCTACTTCATAGCCTGGCTCCCCACACAGCTGACAAGTATAATTGTCCCGCTCTCGAATCATCTGCTTGAAACCCAATGGCTGTCTGTATGCTTTTCCCCCATTATATCTCATATTGTCTCCTTTGGGGCGGACTATTAATGTTATGTTACCTTCCTTATCATCTGGCCACCTATCACCACATACCCAGGGTCTGAGGTCTGAACATCACCAGCTAACCTGGCATACTCTTCTATCTTAGCCTTAATGAACGCTGTGACTGTTACCCCTTTCTTGTCAGCCATCTCCTTGACTATAGTGTAAACGCTATCAGGCAACCTTAAACTCACCACAGTGCTATTTCTACCTGTTCGCCGAGCTTTAGGCTTGAGCCTCTTCACCTTCTGTTGAGCCACCAATTGAGCCAGTGTCTTTATCCCTCTAGTTATTAAGGCATGACAGTTAGGGCAAAGGGAATATTCCACCCTTTCCTTGCCCTCGTGGTGAATATCTATTGTCTCATTATACCCACATATAAAGCAATGCCCATTTCTATACTTTCCCATAAAACCCCTTATATTATAGTGTTTACCACATTATACCATAAATCACTTTCTGTTTACACTATAAGAAGTAACAAAGAGGGCTATTCTGTAGTGTTTACAAGTAATTTAGTCTCCTCTTCCTTTATCTCTATCATTTCTTTAGCAGCCAAAGCTCTCATATTAGGCGTGATTAGTATCTCCCCTTCTACCTTTAATTCACTGGGAACTTTGCCGTCAGTTCTATCTATATACTCTCTTATAGCTTCAATTTTGCCCTCTTTAGCTAACTCAATAACCTTATCAGCTATTGCCTTTCTATCTTCCTCTGATGCATTTTTAAGCATAGCTGTAACTGAGTTTTTAGGGCGTCCATTGGGATTGCCTGATTCGCCTGGCTTCCATCTATGTGGTTCCCCGGCCTTAAGATTGCTGTTATTCGCCTGTTTCATCCCTTTATTTTACATACTCCTCTAATGAATTATAAAATGGCACATTACCATACTTTTCTTCATCTGTTAAGTCCCACCCCAGGTCACTGATATGCTCTTGTGCAGACACGCAACTTGCACATATTTTACTTTCATTAGACATTAATTTAACACCGCAACTCGAACAACTACTACATTCGCAATAATCACCGTGGTATACCAGTCCGCATTTATGGCATAGCTCTACCATCTAATTACTCCTCTATTAATGACTCTACTGCTGCATAGCCACCCCTATCAATTAAATCAGCTTGCCCAAGTCTATAAATGTGCTCGTAGTGAGGGTCAACGGCAGGGCAAAGACTAGGCAACTCCCTATCTACCTTGATTACCACGCCTAGAGAGTGGAGATACTCGACAATTTCAGTGGTCATACATAAAAAACAATCGTCACGCCCACACATTCCGCAACGAGGGAAACCTTGTGTATCTAAAATTCTGTATATCCCTGCCCCTATCTCTTCTTGCTTAGTCATAAAAACCTCACTAACCAGTATGTAATCCAGCCTAACGAGAATAATCCAACGACAAGAACCCCAATCAAAGCCCAGAATAATTTAGTAATGGTTATCCCCCAGCCTTCAGTTCAAGGAGCTTTAAAAGGAGCATCCCTATCAGAGCCCAGAGAACCAATATCGGATATAAGAAGTATCTCCACTCATTTAGGTATTTCATTATCTCTCCATTAACTCGGTTGACTGCTAGAAATTCGTAGCCTAATTATTCTACTTCTAGGAATGTGCCCTTGATACACCCACCAATGCAGGTCTTTATCAACTTCATACACAATAGCATTGGGGTATAACTTATCACTGTCCAAGTCCCCACTATCAACTTCAAAGACTGGAAGCTCTTGGCTTTGCCATATCCCCTCAGATAACCACACTACAGGCAAATGTCTTATTCCCTCTGGAACCAAGTCTTTATATGCATCAGCCACTTGTGGCATTAGCCCAGTGAACTCAATTGAATCAGTCCTTTCTTCTATCGGGGTATGATTAACAGTATGGTGTAATTTCATCATCCCCTCCTACTATAAATCTCAAACCATTCCCGCCTGGTCATTGTCGGTAATACTACCCTCTCTACGACCCCAACTCCATCAGGGTGACTGCATTGAAGGCATTTCACTTCTTCCTCATCAGTGAAGAGGTCTCCACCACATCGCTTACAGCTCTTAGTGATTACTCTCAATTATCCCTTCGCATAGTAGCTTTGTGATACACCATCGTCAAGGAGTATTATCTCTGCTGGTGTAGTAGTATAAGTTACCGGCCAAGGGCTATGCGGAATATAGGGTTGATAGTCCCAAGGATATACAGGATACCACGGGTAATATGGTTGTGGGTCATAGTGCCTATAGTAGCTCCTCTTCTCGTTGTGTATGCAGGTGGGGCACTTGTAATAATCCCCCGCATCTATGCATTTGTCCTTGTAGCAACATTGTGTTTTAACCTTGGTTGTCATAACTCCTCCTTTAATTATCCCTCATCATAATCAACCATCTTACTCTCATATACTCTTTTACCTTCAAGGCAAATAAGGAACAGCCGTGATACTCAATAGCCCCCTCTAGCGAGAAGAGTAAGTTCCACCTTCTAAGGCTTTCAAATGCTATTAGACTACCAGTATCAATTAGTTCCATTGGTGACACTCATAAGGTTCTGATTCATCTGCAATCCCACCACAATAAGGACACATCAGATACATGGTGGGACAGTAATGCCTGCCCTTGTCGTCATAATGGTGAACAATCTCCAATGCATGCCCCTTTATAGGACATTCGTTTGACTGATGCGTCACCCAGACATCTTCACCCCTCCACCTACCCATTGAGCAGAGTATGGTTTCAGAGTTTGTTCCTGTTTTCGTATCAGTATCTACTGTTTCCATTTTACCAAAAACATTCTATGGGTTCTTCTTTTCTAGGTCTCTTTATCCAGTTGCCACCTACTAGGCGTTCAAGGGTGTAATCATTTTTATATGCGTGCTCTTTCAAGCAGGTATCTGGTATATCCACACAAAAGGTAATACCACTCTCCCTTAGTATATGACAACAACCTTCACCAGCATTACAGTTATGGTCGCATAGGGAAATATTATATGGATAGGTAATATGTCGGAATTCACTTCCCTCCCACTGTTGAATTATCCTGCGCTTCCCCACTCCCTTTTGCAGGTTTTTAATATTGTTAATCTGTGCTTTAAAGTTCATATCATCTCCTATTACTGCGAGCTAGGGATTTGCCTACATAAGACCATTCGTGGCTTTATTTTATCCTATGCTACGGTCACCCTAGACTGGTATTCATCTCACTAGAGCCACGGCAGAGATGAAGTTTATCGTCTTGTACTATATGACCAGACCCTTTCGGTGCTTTATCCATTCAGCCACCCGCAGTCATTTACTTCTTGCCCCAACCCATTTCTTTAAACATCGCCTTCGCCTTCTTGTTCTGGGGGAATCCATTATCTCGTAACCACTTGAGGAAGTCTTGCATCTTGGAATCCCCCACATAGAACTCACTACCACCATTAATCTTAATTATGTTTGCTGGCACCTTAACCTCCTTAAGTTTATTTACTGCGAGCTAATCATCAACTTTTTGTGTATTCTGTATGATTATAAATTTAATCGTATGATTCTAGCCCAATTGTCTACTTTCTAACACAAGAACTGCGAGCTAAAGGACTTCCACCCCTAGACGACAAGGGTTATACCCGAAGGCACTCGTTGGAATGCTCCTTGCCACAAGTTGAGACACTTCTTACGTCTTATACTTCCGCCACTCGCAAGTTATTTAAGCTGGCTGGTTACGCTCCAACTCCTACAGGGCTTCAGCTATTTCACCTATTACCCCGCATATGCACCTACACCGCAGCACCTACCACTCCCCCTTATTAGATATTTAAGTAAGTTCATTTAGCTTTATCGGTTATCTTCTTGTGTTTTGTTCCTTAAGAGTGTGGTCACAGAATTGGGGGTTGCTCCTTTGGCATTGCCCGACTGACCTGGCTGCCAACCTAAAGTATTACCAGTTAGGAACTTTCCGCTGCTGTCTCGTTGCTTTAACCGCTCATCCTTAAGTTCTGTATCATCTATCATAATAGCTTATTCTAGCACTAACATAATAGATTTGTCAAGTTCTATACCACCGTCATCATCTATCACCGTCTATTATCAGGCATCACGCTCACCTGTGCTTTACCCTATTAAAAGACCCGCCATAGTTGAGCATACCTTGCGGCAGAGGCCTGGCGGGTTTATTACTTACATTATAACAAACGATTAAACCAATGTCAAATCCCTTGCATTGGGGGTGTAGTATTTTTAACAATCAGGCACGAAATAAAAACCACCCTAAACGCAATGCCAGATACGAACCAGGACTTGACAAGTTATGTAATAGGTGCTACACTATCAGTATAGATTTGAACTTTAACAATAGAATAAGAAACTAAAGGACGGGCCACTCGATAAAGCAAGTGGCGATAGGCTGTGAGTTATGCCGCCTTGCTAAATAAAATATAGTGAGGTGAACTAATAGAAGCTATTACAGAAATTACTAAAGAAGATTTTGTAGCTTATGTTTCTGTTCAGAAAAGTGGTGTTACCAATATGTTTGCAGTGAATTTAGTCTGCGATATTAGCGGGCTTGACCGGGAACAATGCTTCTATATTATGAAGCACTACAGCGAATTAGCGAAGCAATATCCAGATATCGGGATGTGAAGCACTGGTAAGGCGGTATAATTGACAGTCTATCATTAGAGTATAAATGAATTGGAGGTAAGGAAATGAAACGAGCAGAATGTGCATCAACGAATTGTAAGAATAGAGCTGAGAAGGGTTGGATATATTGCGAAGAGTGTTTCAAAAAGGTGTGGAACGAAAGAGCCGAGTTGGTAAAAGCAGCACAGGCTAGAGCTAGTCTCCTATAGATAAAGTCTGAGCTGATGAGGTTGAAATGAATATCATAAATAAATCTAAACTCCAATTACCAGATTACACCGAGGATAGTTTCAGGGAGCTATGCCACAAGGCTCATATTGCCCCTGTAAATGTAACACTCATAATCAAGCGGCGCAATCGATATAGGGGCGATTGTTGGGTTAAGAAGGGCAACCCATCCGGACCATCTGGCTACTATACTATGGACTACCATACAGTTATCGTAAGGATAGGAAGACAAACTAACCAAGAAGATTTTAGGTATGTTTTAGCTCACGAAATAGGACACCTTAAACAACATTTGGAGCAGAAAACAGTTCTCAAGCCGGGTATGCCTACAGAGAACTACGCCAAAAGGTTTGCCTTGCTTACTTGTAATTGCTACCCAAAGTCTAATTATAGGATTAGTAGATTATAGCACCTTAATAGAGGAGATTGGAGATGATAGCTACAATTATAATAATAGGATTGGCGTTTATCTGGTTAGGATATGAAACTAACTGGATGCGTGTTAGATTGCCGATAGGTGCGTCTACTCCAATTATTAAGCAACAATATACTAGCTGGAATGATTTGGAGAACCTAGCTCAAACAATACCGGACAAGCAAAAGCCTTTTTGGTTAAAGCATCCACTTTTTATCAAAACAATAAGGGGTATCAACAATCAGATGCTGGGTGCATCAATGGAACCATTATGTGGCTGGGACTGGCTAAGGAATAGGATGCACATCATACCACAATATCAAATCGTGCTGGTTGCGGAACACAGTAAGATTACCATCAATAGCCAATCCATACCGCATCTGCGGGATGCTTTTAGGGTCAACCGCAATCCATATCTAAGGGTAAAGCTATAGTACCTTTTGGGGAGAGTAATATGACTGGAGCTGATGTCCTGAAACTTAGAAGGAAACTTAATATGACTCAACAACAAATGGCTGATGAAATAGGCTCGGCTAGAGAGACTGTTGCTATGTGGGAGACCAGTAAGACGCGTAAGATAAGTAACCTGGCTAAACGGGCACTGGCTCGACTAGCTGATAAATAATAAGGAGGTGGAATAATGGGAAACCAAAGGAGTGTCACGAACTGCCAGAGTTGTATTGATTGCTTACAAATGATTGACTATACAGATATCCATAATCCGAAGCCGACCATAGTTGCTAGTAGGTGCTATGGTGATGAGGGATATGGTGAATTAAAGCGAAATATATGTGAGGGACTCCCGCCCAAGAAATCACCCGAATGGTGTCCTAACAGAAAAGCGAAGGTTAAGTAATAAACTAAATAGGAGGGGTGATGGAGACAATACAGGTAACAATTGAAATCAATGGCGAGGTTGAACAGAACGATAAGTCTGGCATTGAGGACGCAATATACGATGCGCTAAAGCAATTAGACTATGATGTGGAACGAGTGCAACTAAGATTTGTAAGCTAACTAAATAGGAGGTAAGACAATGTTTACTGAAGGGGAATGGAAACCAACAAAATGGCTTCAAGGGCGCGGTTTCAATGTGTTTTCAGAAGAAGGGGGTTTTGTGGCTTCTGTGCCAATGAATGTCGGGCTTGAACATACTATAATGGAAGCCGCGGCCAATGCCAACCTCATAGCATCAAGCCCACGAATGGCTTCACTATTGCAAAAATTAGTGGATGATGGTTGGAGTGCTAGTATATCAGAAGAGGCAAGGGATACATTGAGGGAAGGGTATGGAGGAATGGTAAATGCCTAAGAATACGCCAACATCGCTGGGTAATGGAGCAGTTTCTGGGCAGACCACTGGCAAGAAACGAGGAGCTACACCACATCAACGGAGATAAGACAGACAACCGAATGGAGAATTTGGAATTTATGGAACACGGAGCACACACTAGTAATCATAACAAGGGGAGGGAATATAAGAATGGATACAAACTCAAGCTCACAGATGCTGAACGCAAGCGAAGGTCAGACTGGATGCGAAAGGTGCATAAAATTAGAGTCTATAAATAGAGATTTATATGAGGCACTAGAGGGAGTAGCTAGAGATTTAGAGGGTGGTAGAGGTGTGATATTCCCTTATACGGAAAACAAGGTCAGGCAAGCATTAGCTAAAGCAAAGGAGGCTTAACTATGACACACGAACAGAGAATGGCCAGTGGTGAGGGGGTAATTCAAAGAGCTAGAAGAATGATTGACCGGACTAAAGCACTATTGAAGAGACCAACTAATAGAAATGTGCTAGAAGACTCGGTTATGGTTAAACAAGTGCTTGTCGACTTGGTAAGAAAGACTGGTATCTTGCTCTATGGTGAGGATATAGTTCTTACTGATGAATTTGAAGAGCAAATACAAGGGAGGGGATAAAATGAACACCTGCTCGGTATGCTTTCATAAAGGAAATGATGTACACGAATACCCTACCTACTCACAGGAACTACAAAGGGATACAACCGATTATTTCTGTAAGGATGAAGAGGAATGTTTGAAAAGAAAGGAGGCTCAAGGTGGCTGAAATAAAGACCTTAGATTGTGGCTGTGAGATTATTGTGGCTACCAATGGTTCTGTGATGCTCACTTATTGTCCACTACATAAGTCAGCACCAGATTTATATGAGGCTTGCAAGGCACAGCACGAAGCTATTGATATTCTATTTGCTATGCTTATCATAAAAGACAAAACCTTTTTCCCGTCAAAGAGTGGTATACCTTGGGAAGCTACCGTAAAGGGTTATCAAGTAATCTCAAAGGTGGCGAAAGAACTATGATTGACCATTATGGGGAACATCTGAAAGCAGGGGTAACACCGAGAAGCTTTGAAAGATGCCCTGAACTTAGGGTAGTTAGGGCTGGAGATGAGGCTTATTACTGGTGTAACCTATCCGACCATGCTTGCGAAGTAGAATATAATAATAGTGAATGTGAAGACTATAATGAATGGCTAAAGGAGGAATAAGGTGAAACTAACTGAAAAGAAAGCTATCGAACTAACATTAGAATTGTGGCGATGGTTAGCTGAAACGGGGAAGAACAAATGTGACTGGCCTGGTTGGGAGATAAATGGTGGCATCCATAGCAAGGTTCAGGATTATTGTTTCTTTTGCGAATATGCTGTAACCCACCGCAAGAACGGCGAATGTTGGGCGTGTCCCTACCAAAAAAAGTTTGGGGACTGTCAGGGGCAGGACGAGGATACCCCCTATGATTTGTGGGAACAAGCCCGAACCCCCAAAGCCAACAAGAAATATGCCCAGCAGCTAGTAGGACAGCTAGAAACATTACTAAAGGAGGATAAAAATGATTAAAGAGATTATTCAAGTTATCAGCACAGAACAGAAAGTGGGGAAAGGTGATAAGCCATACCTAGAAGTCGTCTACACAGACAAAGATGGCAAGGAACGCAAGAAGAATATCTTTGACTCGGCTCTGTGGAATTTGTTTAGTAATGGCTTTTGGGTGGAACTATCATTAGAGAAAGAGGGGAACTGGTGGAATGTTAAGAGTGCAGTGGGTGTTGAGAAAGCAATCGCCGAGAAGGAACAGGCGGAGAAGCCGAAGGAAATAGCACCGCAAGAGTTGGGGATGTGGTGGAAGGAATTGGGTAACAGAATAGGCGATAGCTCATTAGAAAGGGACTACCCTAAAGCCCATGTTAAAATCAAGGTTCAATACTATAAGAAGCTATCAGAAGTTACAGGTGTGAGCTTCAAGGAGGAATAAAATGGTAGAAGTAGCTGAGAAACAAGACCCCAATATAGACAAGTTGCAGTGTAAGCATTGCAGATGGAAAGGATGTGACCGTGATTTGATTGATGGGTGTCATTGCCCTATCTGCTGGTCAAACGATGATTTGATTCCGTTAAATATACCATAAAATAGCTAGTGTCCTGAATATCGGTCAGGCCGGAAGCGGAGTAATGAACCGTACTGACAGAGCAGTATAAAGACCGAGCCAGCTCTAAGGAGAATAGATGAAGAAGACACCACTCAAAAGGAAAGCACCACTACGCAAGAGGAGTAAGGGGCAGGAAGTTGAACTGGGTCGGCGCAGACTACTCAAGTGGGAACTCTATCTGGAGCAGGAAGGAAAATGTGCCAATCCCAAGTGTGGTAAGTTTATGGATTATAATGCCCCCGTAACAGCCGACAACTATCCCCACCTGGCTCACAAGAAGCGCTTAGGTAAGGGGGGAGAAACCACGAAAGCCAACACATCGGTATTGTGCGCAGAATGTCATAGTAATAAAGACCACCTACTGAGGAACGTTTATGGAGAAAACCCTTCGTGGACTTGACAAACTTACCTAAAGGTGCTATACTAAGGTAAATAGGAGGTGTAGTATGAAGGTAGAAATGGTTAAACTCCACTGCAAAAGATGTGGGTATAGTTGGTATCCCAAACAGCCAGAGGTAAGGATTTGCCCTAAGTGTAAATCCGCATATTGGGATAAAGAGAGAGTAAGATGAGCAAAAGCATACCTTTAACACAAGGGCAATTTACTCTAGTTGATGATGGGGATTACGAATATCTTAATCAATGGAAATGGCAAGCATCAAAACCGCTGAATTCGCCCAGAAATTATTATGCCGTAAGAAATCAACAAGGACATAGTGGGCAAGGGAAAATCCTAATGCACCTTATGTTACTCCCGCTATCCGATGGAAAGCAAACCGACCATATAGACGGTAACAGCCTTAATAATTGTAGGTCAAATTTAAGGCGATGCACCTATGCTGAAAATCAGTTTAATAGACACCCCAACAGAAATACAGTTTCGGGATATAAGGGAGTAGCTCTGAATAAAAGCGGAAAGAAGTGGCAAGTATATTGTGGTGGCCTTTATTATGGGGTTTACGCCAATAAAGAAGATGCTGCCCTTAGATATAATTGTGTGGCACAACTCAAATACGGTCAGTTTGCTCGTCTGAATATTATTAGCTAGAGCTATAGGAGGAAGGAATAATGAACAGGACATCAATAGAATGGGTTAAGAATCCTGACGGCACACAGGGATATACTTGGAACCCCATCACCGGCTGTCTAAATGGCTGTGAGTATTGCTACGCTAGGAAGCTGGCTAATACTAGGTTGAAGGAAAGGTATCTGGCTAATGATAATGTCGCAGAACCCGATGAACGTATTGACTTTGATATGGGTGCTAATGGTATATTCACAAACCCCTTCTATCCTCGCTTCTGGGAAGATAAGATTGGAGAACCCTTGAGAGGAAATAGGTTGGGCAAGGGCATCTTCACCTGTAATATGTCAGACCTCTTTGGCATCGGTATACCAGAAGAGTGGACTAACAAGGTGTTAAATATAGCTTCATTAACCCCTGAAAACCGCTTCTATCTCCTGACCAAGCAACCCCAGAATTTAACAAAATTTTCACCGTTCCCTGATAACTGCTGGGTGGGTGTGACAACTACAGGCGAACAACAGATGTGGAACAAAGCTATGTTTGGGTTAGGTCAAATCCAAGCCAAAGTAAAGTTTTTATCTTTAGAGCCTCTATTAGAACACCAAGCAATATACCCATCTTGGTTGACTTTATTAGGGCGACCATTAATTCAATGGGTAATCATCGGTCAGAAAACCCCTATAGTTGCATACGAAAAACCGTACTGGCCAAAGATAGAGTGGGTAAAAGAGATAGTCGAAGCCTGTGATAAGGCTGGAATACCTGTGTTCCTTAAGCAAAATCTATGGGATTGTCTCTATACATACGCTTGGGATGACGATATATTCTGGGCAACAGATAAGGCGAAACTAAGGCAAGAGCTACCAAATAGGTGTTGACTTTTTGGCGACAGTGTGGTAGAGTTAAATTATGAAGTATCTACGAAACAAAGAGATATACAAGTTCCGCCTAGACAACCCTCAATTCAGCTTAGAGGCAATAGGTAAGCTATACCCTGTAAATGGTAATCCTTTAAGCAAACAGCGCATATCTAAAATTATTCTACGGGAGAAGTTAGCCAGCGTTCAGTTGGCTGGGATGATACATCACCATTTATCACAAATGTAACTAATTGATGGAGAGAAGGAACGAGCTAATAAGGGGGAATGAAATGGCAATAACACCCGAACAGCGAAAGTTTAAGGAAGAGGTCGACCATTACATCATTGAGGTTGGGAATGCACACAACGAGGCTAAAGAACTAACTATAAAGGGTGATAAGCTCTGCAAACGCTTTGAGAGGATTGCAAAAACAATCAGGGATATGGCAAGAGAACACGGTCTTGCATAAGGATAATAAGGGAATGAAAATAATATCTGATAAGGAAATGGCTGATGCGACAGGAATGTGAGGAGTGCGTTCAGCAACTAAAGCGGAGTGGGATTGACCCACGCTATCCAGAGTGGGATTATAGAACGCATAGACTAATGCCCCCATCTTGTAATGGATGTATTCAGTTCCCATTGAGGGATAAGTTTGAGAACGATGTAAGGAAAGTAGTTGAGGAAATGCAACCTGAAGCAAGGGTTGTTCACCAAAAGACCTACATAGTTCCCAAAGATTGGGATAAACTTAACCAACTAGACTTTAAATTTCGTCACCTTGATAAGAAAGTAGATAAGTTAATGAGTTCTCGAACCGGCACTTTTGGTACTAAGTATACTATAAGAGAATAAATATATATATAGGGGGGTATACCCTAAATGACACTTCGCTTTAGCGGTTATGACACTAAATTGGGTGATTTCAGGCACGATGTTCTAATTGTTCGCATCTGGCAAATCCGTTCATTATTGTTCTGTATTTGGTAATGTTCTAAGAGTTCGTAATGTTCAGGAGTAAAAATGGCAGAAGAAGTAGAAATTAGCAGACACGCTATCCGAACTTGGATAGAGACAATAGCCACTGGTGAGTTTCATTATCGCAACATCTTGGGGCTTAGTGGTAAACTAACACCTTTTGATGATACTAAAATAAGAAAGATAATCTATGAGTTTTGCCACGAGAAAGAACCTATATGTGAATCAGTGGGTAGGAATGATGGTTACTATAGACCCATTGATAACCACGCACTACCATTAGATTGGCAGTCAAAAGAGTTGAGGAGGGAGTCTGGGTTAATGCTACCATTTGACCTGCGGAAGTACGTCTTTATCTATCCCGATACAACCATAGTAGTAGGTGGCTCAAAGTCTAGTGGTAAGAGTGGATTCTGCTATAGAACAGTAGCGATGAATATGTTTAATATGAACACCATATTGCTAACAAACCTGGAGGGTGGGGTTGGAATGTTGAGGGATAGATTCAATGCTATGGATATTGAGATACCTACGCCAGCACCCTTTAAAGTTATACCGGTTTTTGACCATTACCACGACTATATAAAAGAACATAAGACCCTATATGTGATTGATTATATTGATGCCCCCGAAGGTGCTGACTTTTATCTTATCGGGGCACAGATTAAAAAAGTTGACCAGAAACTGCAGGGTTTGGATAGTAATGCAGTTATTGGTTTACAGAAGCCCACCACTAGGGATATTGCCTTTGGTGGTGAGGGAACACTCAAGGCAGCAACACTTTATCTGGCAATGGACTCCAATAAACTAAAGATAGTTGATGCTAAAGTGCCGGCTGATAAGAAACTACATCCTAAAAACATGGCTTTCACATTCCTCTATAACGATGAGGGAACTAAGTTTGAGAACATTGAGAGATGCTATGATAACGAATAGTCTATTACAGAGGGAGACCTGGGTGATATTTTGAGGAGAAATAAAAATCAAGAAGGAGGGAAAAATGGATAAGTTATGGTTATGGATTGCCGATAGGTTGCCAAGGCGTTTAGTTATGTGGACTGCTATACGCCTGATGGTTAATGCGACTGCTGGCAAATACTCAGGACAGATTGTTCCAGACCTAACAGCCATTGAAGCATTAAGGCGTTGGTAATAGTCTTAATAGTGGGAGTCAAGTAAAGGAGGTAATAAGAGGTGAAGTTTTACGAAGACAATCACATCACAATATACAATTCTGATTGTCGCTCTATGTCAGAGCTTCCTGACGAGTGTGTTCAGGTAGTCGTAACTTCACCTCCGTGAGCTGTATTGGGGTTTAAGGAAATACTCTGGTTCGCAGGAATTGATATGGGGCGGTCAGAAGGATTGTCATCACGAATGGGTAGATACCAGCATCCCAAAGAGTGGGGGCGTTGGTGATTATGAAGTTGGGCGTGTGGGTAATGCTATCGCAAGAACATCATCACACGAAAGGAAGGAGTCTAGCATCTGCTCTATCTGTGGTGCTTGGAAAGGCTCATACGGATTAGAGCCAACACCTGAGATGTATATTGAGCATACCATAGAGATACTTCGTGAGATAAGAAGAGTTCTGAGAAAGGATGGCGTGGTATTCTGGAATATTGGGGATAGCTATAGTGGCAGTTGGGGTGATAGTGGACATAGACCCGAGAGAGATGGCATAAATGGCTACCAAAGAGAGAAAACTGCAGAATGGTTCAAGCGAGAAGGGCAATCACGGGATCCACCAGCAAGTTCAAAGAAACATCCTATATTAAAGCCCAAAGACCTCTGCCTCATACCCTTTAAGGTAGCCATAGCAGCCCAAGAAGATGGTTGGTGGGTTCGTTCTATAATAATCTGGTCAAAGCCCAATCCTATGCCTGAGAGTGTTACTGATAGACCTACCGAGTCTCACGAATATATCCTGATGCTTACTAAGAGTGCTAAATACTATTGGGATGCTGACGCAGTGAGGGAGAAACAATTACAACAGAGTATGGATAGAATGACAAGAAACCACCTTACTGATTATGACCCTAATTATCCGACACAGGGCCCGCAAAATCTCCACTATGGGGAAAAATTAAGCCAAGTAGAAGCTGAGTCTATGCCTGGCCGTAACATCCGTTCAGTATGGGAGTTTCCAACCCAACCATATCCTGAAGCCCATTTCGCAGTATTCCCTGAGAAGTTACCTGAGATATGTATTAAGGCAGCCACACCAGAAGTAGGGTGCTGTAGTAAGTGTGGTGCTCCGTGGGAGAGGATAACTGAAGTCGTTGGCAAGCAAAGGGTATCTTGGGGAGTGGATAGGAAAGCTCGGGTACTCGGAACGCCAGGTGAACCAGCTTATAAAAACATAACTGAAACTCTCGGCTGGCAACCCACCTGTAAATGTAATGCAGACAAAGTGCCAAGTATAGTATTAGACCCATTTTCGGGAGCTTCTACCACATTGGTCGTGGCAAAACGGCTTGGGCGTAATGGTATTGGCTACGAGTTGAGTTTAGAATACTGTAAATTGGGGGCTAAACGGGTAGAGGGGATTACTGCTCCATTTCCAAACTTGACTTGTCCCTGAACCTGTGGTATAATAAGGGTATGATGAACAGGAACTATAATTATTTAATAGGCAACCAATTTGCGAAAGGTAATGAACCTAACCAAACTTCTTTTAAGAAGGGGCTGACCCCGTGGAATAAGGGGAAAAAGGGCACTCATTTTTCACCAGCCACGGAGTTTAAAAAAGGGCAAGAACCTCTAAACCATTTACCTGTTGGCACAATCCTTCAACGAACATCTAGGAAGAGCGGAACTAGAAACTGGATTAAGATTGCCGAACCATCTAAATGGGAATTGTATGCCCAATATGTCTGGAAACAGCACTATGGCTTTCTGATAGTCGGAGATGTAACACATCATTTGAATGGGTTTAGGCTAGACGATAGAATTGAAAATATAATAGCATTTCCGAGGTCAGACCACCCGATATTTCATAACAAATGGTGGCTGAAAGAATTAACACAAGAGCAACTAGGGTTTTACCGCAATAGATATACTCTAGAAAGAAATAGACAGCAGGGGTTATTATGACTTGCCCATTAAACTGCAAAAACCCAGACTGTAACACCTGCCCGTTTGGGAAAGTAGAGATTAAGGAGGTATGTGGAAATGCCAAAGTGTATTAAATGTAATGTAGAGAGTGGGCACGCTATCTGTGCGCCTTGTGCGGAGGAGTTACTTGACAATATGAACCCTGAAGAATTAGTCGCCCACGCACTAGTAGGAATGGATGCGATGGATGGAAAGGACAAGCTACTTGAAAGGTTTAAAACTTACAAGGCTCTACTGGGGCATATTAGTTAGTTATAGGAAAGTAGAGATTAAACACGAAGATTAAGGAGGAGTGAGATGAAGTCACCAATTATATCACGGAATAAGCACGACAGAGAAGTTATGCGGCTGCAAGGAACCATTAACTCTAATTTGAAAAGGCACGATAAGGAAATAGATGAATTAACTAAGAGGCTTGATGAGTTTCTGCCAAAGCTATTCAAGATTAAGACAGGATATGATAAGGCTTTTAGAACCTATAAACTACAAGTAGCCTTCTCGGATGAATTTATTTATGAGGGATTTGTGCACGGTGATAGCCAAGAAATGATACACATATTAGCAAGGCAACTGAGCCGAAGTATAGAGAAGGAACTAATGACAATTAACTTTGCTAGATTCAGGTCTGATGATGGGGCAATGAAGTAAATAAGGGAGATTACTAGGAGGAGATTGAATAATGCCAATACCAAAACTGGGAACTTGTGAATGGGATAAAGAAATTGAGTTCTTTCAAAGCGCAACAAAGGAAGACTGTGATAAAAGGGCAAGGGAGCTTGGGATGGCTACTTACTCATACCCAAGAAGGATGAATGAAAGGGGCATCTACTATAAGAGTCCTGAACCATTACAAGAAGCCCGGATTGAACGGACACCCTATCCCGACTTCAAGATTAAACCATTCAAAGTCACAAAGAGCAGGCGAGATGAGGAGGACATCGGAATTGTTATCGCTGACCCACACATTGACAAGATAACGGAAAGCTACAATCTCAATATAGCTAAAGAGCGGTTTGATTATCTATTAGATAGCACAATGACTATTATCAATCTGCACCGACCTATCAGGAAGGCGCACATATTCGCATTGGGGGACATAGGACAAGGCGAGAACCCTTTCCAAGGCTCAAAGATTGGGGAAACGGAGGCTGGTGTTTACGAACAGATACACGACCACGCTGT